GGTTTCAAACGCGACAACTTGAGCCCAAGTGGCTGTGCCGCCAAAAATCAAACTGCCGATGCCTGTGGTGTTCAGGACGCCCGTTGGCTCACTTCCGCCGCCCTGACCTTGAAGGATGAGATAATCCCAACGAATGGCGATGACCTTCATCAAGTCTTCGCGCAGGAAATTCTCGACATCAATTGAAGACTGAAGCAATAACTGGCGGGAATAGTCGTTATATGCGCTAACGCGGTGCGGGGTCAAAATAATCTGGTCGAGTGCTTGGGTGCTCTTGGTGAGCGTCTGCTGCTCCGGCAGACTGTAAGCAGTCGCGGCACCAGTCTGCCGGGGAATCGCTACGTTGCCTTCCAAACCGGCCATGCCCTGAACGCCTAAACGGTCGCACACCATCCGGTTGCGGAGCAACTCAATGATGGGAAGGAGAATAGAAGTCTGGACGGTTGCTCCGCCCTGACCGAAAGTGGTCACATTCAAATCGCGCTGTTGGCGGCGATTCATCCGTTTTGACACCATCGCGTCAAATGGAACTTGGAATCCGCTCGCCTCGTGCGGCAGGCCGCGCTTGACCATCTCTGCATGCACTTCGCCTTCGAGTCCATCGGGGATATTGGTCTTGCGCAACAGGCAAGATTGAATGCCCCGCGCCACGGAATAATTGCGCTGCGCGTTAATGTCGCCATTGGTTACGTCCGCCAGCGTGACTTCCTTGGCAGGTCTCAGGCCGGGCAACGCCTTGAAGCATCGCACCTGGTAATCCTTGTGGTCTTCCCCGTCCTGGATGGCCTTGTTGGCCAACCCGCGAAACTTGTCAGCCGCGTCCGGGTAATCCTTGACGAGCAAATCCGTTGTCGCGGTGATTTCTCGAATGCGGGACACTTCATCCTTTCGCATTTCCTCGGTGGTCTTTGTTGCGGGAGCGGCAGCACCGCCACCAGCGGCACCGGCAATTGCGGGGTCAAGCAAAGTTCTCATAGTCTTTTCAGTTTCAGTTTTTGTTTCGGGTTGTTGCCCGTCTTTCAATAATGGTTTGTTGTCAAGTTTGCGCGTTTGCACTTCCGTTGCAGCCACGACCGGAGCGACTTCGCCCCCGGCGTTTTTCAAAAGTTTTTCAATGGCCTCCTCAAGACACTCGGCAGTCTCTTCAGAATCTGCCTCGTCCTCGTCACCCTTTTTAATTTCAACAAGCGTGTCCTTCAAAATCTGCGCCGTTGCCCGGCATTGTTCCACGCATTCTGCCGCTGTCTTCTGTGACCAATAACCCAAACCTTTGATGACAACGGACAGAGACGCAATTGCTTCTTTTATTTTCGCAATGGCAACTTCATCAGTCGGGTCAGCCTCCGCTTCCATCTCTTCCATCAAATCAATCAACTGGTTCTCTGCCCATGAGCAGAATCCGACGCACTCGTCGTTCATCATTGTGCGCTTGAGCAACCGGCGTTCCGCACGAGTGCCGGGTTTAAATGCGCGGCCAACTCCCGCTTTCAGGTCTGCCGGAATCGGCACAGACGAAAGTTCAAATGGCATCCAACTGAATGAAATTGTCCTGTTGCCCGTGCTGTCTTTGGCGTCGGAAACTTTGCTCTTAGGTTCATAGCCCACGCTGATGTGTTTTCGGATACCATCCTTCACGTCTTGGAAAACTTCGTTGGCCAACTGACTGTTACCGAAGCGAACAATGGCGCGACCAACCTTGTCACTGCCGATTGCCGCTGACTCTACAACGCCTATCTGCCGGTTTGAATCATGGTTCAAAAGGAAAGGCGCGGAATCTTTCAGCCGTGTCATGTCCACATTCTTTTCGTCGTGTGAAAGCACTTCCATGAAGTCTCCATGCTCTTTGTCGCTGCGGGCAACTGGAGTCTCGGAGCTGAATGCAATTGGCACAGTTCTGGCCTTGTCGTCAATCTTGGCCCGGTCGAATTCTGCGTAGCGAAATCTTTTTGCCATAGTCTCAACAATGCCGTGAAGTCAAATTATTTGATTACTCCATTCACGATGTTGTTGGTCACAAATGCCCCGTTTGTTCTTGTGAACACCACGCCGGTCACATTCGCCGCACTGTTTGTTATTCCTGTATAGGCACCCTTGGATTCAAACCAGGTTGTGTCGTTGGTGAATGCAACGGAGTTTGTCTGAGACGGAAGTGAACCAACCAAATTCGTTGTTGCCACATTTGTAATTGCCCCGCCGTCAAGCGGGCCGTTCTTGCCAAGCAGAGGCACTCCCGGATGAGTCCCGTCAAAGTATTGGGCGTGCGCAATCCCAATTGCGCAAAATACTGGTGTCAAAATAAATAATCGTTTCATGTTTTTACTTTGTTGTTGAGTGTCCGTTGCTGGTTGACAGCCTTGCCAGAACAGCATCGACAATCGTGTCAATCTTCTGTTCTTCTTCAATCAATTCAGAAACGCGTGATGCCGTTCCGTTCCCGCGAATAAGCGCAGGCAGAAGATTCTTGGAAACCCTTGGTGGTTGTTTGCCACCGTTCTTTTCTGGTGCGGGCGTAACTTCTGCCCCCATTTCGGTTGGCTCACCCTTGGCAATGGTCGGCAATTGCGGGGTGCCATACGGCAACTCGTGTGTGTCCGCTGAGTCAAAATCTTCCGCCTGTTCCGCGTCCACTGTCTCGGTGTCCCCGCCGCGTTCACTTTCGGCGATGACTCGTTGACGGGAATCCAGACCGGCCTCGATGTTGAGAATGTTTGCCTGCCCGTCCTTGAGCGGGTCAACCCATTCCCACCGGGTTGCGATGAAGTGCGCGGCGTCGCAAATCTCCTGATAGCGAGACGCTGGCAAATCCAACTCGCCAGACAGCAATCCGTATTTCAACCGCGCTTCAAACTCCGGCATTACTAAATTCTGTTTAACGTGCTGTTGTAATTTCTTGAACTCGCGCCGATTCTCCAACAAAGACATTCTTCCGCTGGCATAGCTAATGCCTTCGTAATTTTCTGACAATGCGAAATGACTCAGCCCCATTCCAACTGCAATGCGACGAATGTTCTGGTTTGTGAATGCCGGGTATGCCTCAACGGGATGCTTTGGACTCCACTCTTTAAAGTCTTGGCTGGAATCCAACTCGTAAAGCAATCCGCTCTCGACATTTATTTCCTTCTCGCCGCCTGCTGTTTGTGTGTCGCCCTGAAACTCTGTTCCTTGTTGCACCTTGCGAACAAGGAAGCCAGCGTAACACGCCGAAGTAATCGCGCACGACACTTCTGCGATGTCGTATTGGTCAAGCCTGTGCATCCCGGTGATGACAGAACTGAATCTCGGCATGGCTTTGTCTTGACCGCCGCGTGTGCGGATGTCCTGCAAATGAATAATCTCGCTCGCTGAAACTCTTTCGCGGTAACGTGGTGAACTGCTCCAAGCGAACACGTCTCCGGGATGACGAGTCAATAAGTGGTAAGCGACTGGCGCACGATATTTGTTCCGCTCAATACCAAACTGAATCTCGTTGTTCGTTCCAACGGCAGGACGATTCCACCAGTGGTCGAGCCGGTCGGACTCTATCGGTTCAATCGCAAACTTTGTCGCGTTGTTCGGGAAGCCGGGATACGTTCTCCAAATAATTCCCCCATCACGAATGAATGCCACAATCGCCTGCCAATAGCATTCATCCCTCGTCATGTCCTGACGAACGGTGTAATTTTCTTTGCGACCGCATTTCTTCCACCATGCCTTTACCTTGTCGCAAGCGTCTGTGTCCTTGGTGAACTTCCCATTGGCGTCTTTCTTGCCCATCTTCATTTCCAGAATAAACGGCTTGTCGCCGCCGACGTTGTTCTGGAATAATTGAAGACCGCGCCATGCGTATGGATTGTCTCGTTCAAGCGTTCGCGCTCGCGTCGAGGCGGCTACATACGAAGTGAGAATCTGAGCATTGGCACTGGCGATGCTGACGCCGAAATCCGCAGTGCCGCGAGTTGTCTGTGAAGCCTCATACATCCTGCCGCGCCTGCCGCTGACAAACTTTTGTGACTCGCGGATTATTTCCGCGTGCTTCGGTTGAACAACCGGCGTGACCATCGCGGCTGCTCCAGTCCCCGGCGTTGGAGCCTTGT